TTATTGAAAGTGTTATTAAAGCTAGTAACATTTTCATTATTATCAAATAATCCTGTTGGTATACTTGTAAGATTAGAGCAGTTATTGAAAGTGTTATTAAAGCTAGTAACATTTTCATTATTATCAAATAATCCTGTTGGTATACTTGAAAGATTAGAGCAATCCCTGAAAGTATCACTAACGTTAGTAACACTTACATTATTGTCAAATAATCCTGTTGGTATACTTGAAAGATTAGAACAACCCAAAAAAGTGCTACTAAAGGTAGTAACATTTTCATTATTGTCAAATAATCCGACTGGTATACTTGAAAGATTAGAACAACCAAAAAAAGTTCTACCAAAGTTAGTAGTATTTACATTATTATCAAATAATCCGACTGGTATACTTGTAAGATTAGAACAGCCAAAAAAAGTTTGAAAAAAGGTAGTAACATTTTCATGATTATCAAATAACCCTGCAGGTATACTTTGAAGATTAGAACAGCCATTGAAAGTGCTAAAAAAGCTAGTAATACCAGAAATTGCGTTTATTACTCCTGTTTTTGTCACTAAAGTTGGAGTAGTTCCACCAATACCGCCCAGCCTAATATTCAATCCAGTACCAGAACCCGATATTCTCACTCTATGAACTCCTGGATTTGCAAATGTATGAGATTTTGCACCAGTTGAATTAATTGAGACCGAAGTGAATTCAGTTGAATTAATTGACATAGAAGTGAATTCAGTTGAATTAATTGACATAGAAGTGAATTCATCTGGCGAATCTTCATAATCAACATTAAGATCTATATCACTTCCAGTTGCTACATTAAACGTAAAATTTTGATTTTCTTCTGTTGTAGTGACTTCCAATTCCCAGTAAGGTGGGGGTGGAGGCGGTTTTATGCGTGATAAAATTTCCGCTTGAGTTGTAGTAACACCTTGGTTTTGCAATACCTTATTTACAAGAGTGTCACCAGCATAACCCGGGAATGTATAATCAGATTCAAAATAATTATCAGAAAAGATACCAAGAGTTGATTGGATCTTCAACGATTCTTCTATATTAATTTCTTGTTCGAGCTCGCCAAATAATATATCACCATTAACACCATAATCTAAATTAAAATTAATATTATTGTCTTTTACGATCCTGTTAAAAACTTTAGAACCTGCGGGGTGAGAAATTTGAGTTATTGGTAAAATCCAATCAGATATTTGCCTTGAAGACGAAACCTCATAGGAAAACACTTGATAATAAAATGAGTCCTGAATTACCGAAAAATTTGAAGGGCGACCTCGGGAATCTTCATACCTTCCAGATGTTTTTACGATATTATCAAACCTTAGTTTAAATTCTGCTTCGGTGCCTATATTTGTTTTGATGAATATATCATAACCAGACTTAAAATCTTTTGATATGTCAATTGGATCTGTTTCTAGTTGATAATTAAAGTCGTGCAGTATAATATTATCCTGAACAAATGGAATGATGATATTTGCGGTTAAAACACCCGCAGAATAAAATCCTTCAACAATTATGTTTTCTCCGTCATACAACGATATGTTTTCATGATCTATTGTTATATCATTTAGTTGAACACCATTGAGAGTTCCTCGAATTAATACATACGACAATGATTTTAAATCGGCTTGAGTAATATCATCTCGATATTGCGCCGTGCTAGAAATACCATAATTCAGTATTTTAATTTTTTCTATTTCGCCCTGCAATCCAATTCTTTCTACCGACGCCAAAAACGAAATATTTTCTTTGTTATTTAAATAGATAATATCATTTAGCTGATAATTTTTTCCTTTGTCTTCTATTTTTATTTCGGCAAATGATCGTATCAAATTTCCTTTGCAATTACCATTTACAGTTTGAATATCGGTGTTGGTATTGAACGTTCCCTGTATAGAATCTTCTCTTAAAACTATTTCATAGTATTTTTGATTGTTAAATACTTTTTCTTTTGCCGATTTTATTTTTGCTCTGCCCAATTCACGGCCACTTAGCTTTAATTGTACAATTTCTTGAGATAATAACTCATTTAAAGTTCCTTGGTATAACACCAAATTGATAATATTATCGCGTACCCAAGCACCACTGCTGGGAATGAAAACATCATCCCATGGATCATAAACCGACACTTCATCACCAAAAAATACTCGGAAAAAATATTTAATCGATTCCTCATTACCTTTTGTACCGTAATAATCAACGATCCGCTTTAATAGAAACGCCTTTTGAACAAAGGGACTTTCAGGTATGTTATTTGCTATTTCATATCGAATTCTATTTAAATATTTTTCATCAATTACTTTATCTAAATCATGCTCTGCTATAATTCTATCGATGATATAAGACGGTTTATCCTTACCGTTTACAAAGTCATAATAGCTTTCTAAAAAGTTAATAAGCGTTTGTGAATCTTCTCTCACAAACCTAGGAAGCAAATCTGCTGATATATATTTTTCAGTGCTCATTAGTTACGAAAAATTGATGGCGTTTTATATTTAATGTTTGAAGTTTCTTTTTCAGCCAAAATACTCGTTCGTGAAAAATCAATCGCAATTAATTGATCTCGTATCGTATTAATATCGTATGAATTTGGAATAACAGAAACTTGTATGCTGGTATCAAACGTGCTTGGTATTGGAGTCAAATCCAATAGTCCGGTTTTAATATTTAAAATTCCAAGGTCATTAAATACTTTCGCTTGGCCTCCGCTTTGAGTAAGAGTGTATGCATAAATTCTTCTATTTTCGGAATCGGCAATAGGTTCATCCGCAAGGAATAATTCTCTGCCACCAAAAACCCAGCTAGTGCTGGAAATAACCGATTCTTTTTGATCAATGCTCCCAAATAATTCAAACTTGAAATTTAATTTCTGAGGTGTTCTTGACCTAGCGGGCAATTGCAACACCTGATAACAATATACTCTTGCAAAAGAGTTGGTTATTGCTGCATCAGTCTCGTCAATGATCGATAGAAAATTTGAATATCTGAAAATTTTATCAAAAGTTCCTAGTGTTTCGAAGTTATATTCTTCAATTAATTTACGAATATCATTTTCTAACTCGGACTTCGTGAGAGTGGTGAGTGCCGGGTTGTATTTTGCGATAATATCAAAATACAAAAATAAATATATTGGATCAACAATTTCCGGCTTAACTGTTAAGATTTTAATTGTGTTTAAGTATTCCAAAATTTCTTCTTTTTGTAATTCGGTTAGAAATAAGGCTCCATTTGGTTTCGCTGATAAAAAGACCTTTCCGAATTGAGGAGGATCATTGTCTTGTCCACCCCAAACTGAAATTGAATCCAAACCAGCCACATTTTTACGAATAAGAGTTTCGTAATCCGAAACCGTGACGGCCCTATTTTGAGAAACAAAGGAAAGAGGTGCATTTTTGCGAATTTCATTGAGTGTTTCTCTAATTCTACCCCCAGCTGCAGCTTCAACTGCTCTAATATTTTCTATGTCGGCGACAATATTGTTGAATTCAGAATCGGTTGTTCCTCCGAAAATAAATCCGGAAATTGAATTGCCGTTCTCGGGTCTTTCAATTGTAGCTAAATATTCGATTTCAATGACTTGTAAATTGTTGAGTGCTTTTCCAATAACGCCGTCTCCGAATTCTATTTGATATACTCCATCATAGTTTTCGGTTAAGAAATATACATTTGATTCAGGTGTATATGTGGTAAAATTAGAAGAATCCAAGAATGCTTCAAAGTCTGATGTATTATCGTGTGGATAAACATTTACTCTCAGAGTGGAGGTATCAATTGTTTGTTCTTTGATTTTATATTGTTTGTTTAAATCTGCAGAATTAACAACGAAGCGCTCGCGAATCATTCTTCCTTCATTTACAATTATGTTTTTAAATGCAAACACACCGGCGTTTTCATCGTATGATGAAATATATTCAGATAGTGTTGTAAAAATAATAACTCTGTTGTCTATTTTGGCTGTAAATTTAGAACCGCGAGGAAGTATTAAAACATTCGCGTTTGAATCACCAAGTCTTGAAAATTCAACATTTAATACTACCTTTGCACCTCTATTTGATCTTGGTGTATATCCTAAAATTTTAGCGTTCGACACCACGTTCGATCTGACTTGAGCCGAATCCAAAAATGTTTCGTTCATCGATACATGCGCGTTAACTGCATTATAATGAGTGTTGTACGCTAGAACATCCAACAAATAATTTAAGCCAGAACCTTTAAAGTCCCAATCTTTAAACGGCGATTTTTCCTGTTTAAAGTGTTCAATCAAATTATCTTTAATTGTATAAAAATCTAGGTCTGTTACGTTTGAAATATTTGTTTTCATTTATCTTAGTCTGTTTAAAGCGAATTCTAAATTAAATTCTCGGTATTGATTATTGATCCTAAAACCAATTGTTGCCGCGATTGAGTTTTGATCATCGGTTGGAGTTACTTGTATTTCTATGTCTGAAACTCGAGGTTCGTGTTGTTCTAACACATTTTCTATCGCAAAGCTTAATTCAGCCGCCATATAAGGATTATAATTTTCAAACAACAATCTAGTAATATTTCCTCCCACGTTATGCATAAAAGGTCTTTCACCTCGATTAGTAAGGACAAGATTTTTTACTGCTTGTTTGATTGCATCAATATCAGTGAGAGGAATAATATCTTTTCTGGCCGGATGTACATTCATTATCAAATTTAAATCAGAAAATACTTTTGCATCAGCGGTTTGTTCTGATACGGAATTAAATTCATTAAAATCTGAAAGTGAGTTAGCCATTAATAGTTATTTATACGCGACCAAGTGATAAACTATATGTTAATTTGAGTCTAAAAAATTCTGGTTTAATTAATTGTGGAGTAAATGTTATTCTGAATAAATTAGAAGCAAAATTCGATGGTCTAACAATCATTTCACCAATAGTCACATTACTTGGTGCGTCGTGCTCAAATACGATTTCTATCGATCTAGAACTTAGTGCAACAGTATGATTTTTTAGTTCGTTAATGGTTAATCCACTATATACTTGTGTGCCGATTAAATTATCAGTCGTTAAAGTTGAATCTGTATTAGAGTCACCTAGCAATATAAACGGAGATGAGGTTGAATTTGAAAACATGCCTTGGGTGGTAGTTTCATTTCCGAGCTGAGATAATAAAAAATTGGTTACTTGATTATTACTCATAAATAATTTCCACTCAATATCAGTTTCATTGTCGGACTGCCCGTCGACAATAGTACCACTAAATACTCTGTTTGTTGGAAATATATAATTTATTCTCCAAGTTATTCTGAGTTCGTCGGTTGACATAATTGAAATATCATTATTTAAAACCACTCTCGCAAAAAGATAATTTTGTCCCTGTGTTGGAAAAAGACCCAGGCCCAGCTCGCGAACAATAGAAAAATCCGAAAACGACCCCGGAGAAAATTTAAAAAATCTTTGAGCATAAAAGGTTTCTGCATCATCGCTATCATTAAAGGACTCTGCCGAATTGGTGGATGCAGCAACAAATGCTATTGGGGCACTAGAAAATTCAGTCATTGTTTCAGTGGTTGGATCAGAATTTGCGCCGACCATTGCATAAACTATACCATTGTTGAATAATCTATTGTTAGCTGAATTTCGTAATCTTCCGTCAAAAGTATTTAAAATAGTCGTAAATGCATTATCGACTATCATATTTTTATTTTCCAACGAATATCGTAAAAGGCCAGTTTGTGTATCAACCACTTCTAGTTTATATTGGCCGCTCATTTTTATGTTTAGATTTGTTTTTTTCATTTTCTCGCGTTAATCCTTAATTATATTTATATTGTAATTTCTTCCCACCCAATATTATCTACAGACAATGATGTATTTAAAGATTCGGTTGGAGTTTCTGTTATTACATTAATTTCTTCCCACCCAATATTATCTACAGACAATGATGTATTTAAAG